ACGTAACTATTAGCTGAAGTTCCTGATAATGTAGCGTCTATAGTTGCTGCCACGATCCAAAAAGTAATTTAGTTTTATTGTAGCGTAAAGAAAAAACCCCACCAATAATCGATGAGGTTCTTTACTGCTTTGCTATGCAACTTAATAATACGATTAATAAGTTGAAGTATCAAGAGGTGAGCTAACTGTTAACTGAACCAATGGAATTAAGTCAGCATCATATGTGATTGCCCACTTGTTAGCTGTCGCTAAGTTCGCATTAGTTGGGTTGTCAGCAGCATCATTCCACTTAGTACCCATAACATGATACGCAGTGTGATAATCAACAGACATAACATCTTGCTTAGAAAGAATGTTTCTTTCAGCTTCGATTCTTAGTGCCTGTTGCTGACCTTCAAGAATTGTACCTGCTGTTGTTAAGTAGCAGAAGAACTCTACCTGATGACCAGATGTACTAGAAGGTGCAACTGTGTTAACAGCAGAGTCAACTACAACTTGGCATCCAGCAAATTCACCGATGGATCTTGCACTAACGCCAACACCACCGCCACCCCACTGGATACCTGTTCCAGTAGATAAAGCAGAAGTAGAGAAAGTTAACAATCCAACTTGGTACAAGTAGTAAGCAACTGATGGATGAACAATAAGGATGTCTAAGTCATCACCACGTTCTCCAAGCAAGTTTCTTGCTCTTGCAATAGTTGAAGCTGTTAAGAAGTTAGCCTCTAGAGCAGTACCAGAAGCACCTTTTGCTACGTCTAACTTGTTAGATCCAAGTGCAGTACCAAATAAACCAGCTAAATGTGAAAATAATCTAGCGTTGTTTAGTTTGTTGATAGCATCAGCTAATTGGTTTCTGATGTGACCCATTGGATCTTCACCAGCAGCCAAGATAGCAACATCATCAACAGCATATGAAAATGCTCTATGACAAATAGTCGCAACTTGTGTTGCAGTACCAATTTTTTGTGGTGTTAAATAACCAGCACCAGAAGTACCCCAGTTTGCAGCACCAGTAAGAATTTCTTCTGTTGGAGCGATTGGGTTAAACTCAGGAACTTGGATTCTAGTACCACCTTCACTTGCATCCATTAATGAATTACGAGTGATAGCACCAGATTTAACAAATGCACTACGTTCTTTAATTGCTTCAGAAACGTATGTGCTGAAATTATTTCTCTTAACGATGTCCGCTAATAGGACACCGCCAGTATAATTCTGAAACGGAGCAGCCATTCAGATTTACCTTTTTAAGTTTTGCGATACCCTAGCCACAGACTAAGGAATTAATTTCACAGAAATTAACTATTTAAGATTGAGCTTCCCTCTTCAGCACGGCTGAGAGTTCAGGGTTCTCACTCTCCATTATAAGCTGTTGCGTCAAATTTCCACTCTTCCAAGGATTATCTGATCCTCCTGACACATTTGCCACAGGACTTGGCTTCGCTCCCATTCCTGATTTATTACTTGGATTAAAATGATGTTCCCAACCACTACCAGGATTTTTAAGACTTGTAAGATAGGTATTAAGATCTTGTTCTACACCACCATTTAATACAACTACTTTTCCATCAGAATTTTTTTGTAGTTTTCCTTGTAATAATGATAAAGTTTGTTCTGCATTTATCGCTCCAAGATTACTAATAGCTGCTAATGCTTTTGTTCTTGTAGAAGCTACTTCATTAGAAGTTTTCATATCTTCTAATTGTTGAGCTAATGTACTAATTTTTTGTTCTTTTTCCTGTGCTGTTTTATTAGCTTCTTCCCAAAGAGTTTTATATTGTCCTTGATCTTCTAACTCTTGTTTACGTTGTGTTTCTTTCTTTTGATAAACTTCATCTAATTTAGATTTTGCACCTTTAAATTTTTCTTCGCCTTCAACTATTTGTTTTTTTAAAGCTGAAATTTGTTCTTCATACTGTGTTTTAACAGAATCAAGATTTGGTGCGGTTGGTTCTGGTGTTTGTGTTTGTGAAGGAGTTTCAGTCACAGACTGATCAGTAGGAGTCACAGACTCAGACTGAACTACTTGTTCTTCGATTGCCATAATTTATTCAGATAAAATGCCTTCAGATTTTTTCTTAGAAACAGGTTTTTTTGTTTCTTTTTTTACTGTTTTAGTTTCTACTGGAGTACTTTTAATTGCAGGGATTTCTGCTAATTCCCACTTAAAAGTTCCATCAGCTTGTTCAACGTAATCGAGATGTTTAGACATAAAATGAATTACTTTAATATCATTGTAATACTAAAAACTTCCCCCGTCTATAACCGCATTAGTTGCAATAGAAACTTCTCCACTTGATACAGATATTCCACTACCAGCAGTAACAGTAGCGTCACTTCCAGCATTACCTCTTGGGATACTAAATGTTAAGACAGCAGCATTTGCTGTTCCTACATTTGTAACAGAAGCACTAGAACCTGCTGATCCTGTACTTACACTTCCTATCGCTATTGTCGCTGCACTACCTGTAGCACCTGTTGCACCATCACTTCCATCACTACCATCTGTACCATTAGTTCCATTTGTACCATTAGTTCCTCTAGGAATTGTAAAGTTAAAAACAGCAGCACTACTTGTTCCTGTATTTGTAACACTTGCACTTGTTCCAGCATTTCCTGTGGTTGTAGTTCCTACTGCTACAGTTGCACTGCCAGATCCTGTATCTCCTTGAGGTAAAATTCCAGCTAATGTTAAAGAACTATCTTTATCATCTTTAGGTTCTTTTGATAAAGGTATTCCATCTCCCCAGTTTTCTAATCGTTTCGGTCCATAAAATACTAATGGTTTCTTTTGTACATAAAAATCACCTTCATCTCCCTGTGTAGGTTCTGGTTGTTTTGATCCACTAATAATTTTATTACCAGGATCTCCTTTTATTCCTTTAGGTCCTTCAGGTCCTCTTTGACCTTCTTTACCTTGTTCACCTTTATTACCTTTAACTCCCTGTTCACCTTTAGATCCCTGAACACCTTTATCACCTTTAGGTCCTGTCGGGCCTTGAGTTCCAGGCTTGCCATTCCTACCATCAATAGGTTTTGGCAACGAATCAATTTTATTTTTTAAGCGAACTAACGCTGTAACTTGAGCTAAACTTAAATCTTCTTTAGTTGCCATCTTTTATCAAAGCGTTAATTAGTTTATCAACTTGCTCTGATGTTGCACCTTCACGTTTTGGCTCTTCTTTAACATCTTCTGTCTGTTCTTTTTCTTCATTTGCAGCAGGTAATACTTCTCCTTGTACCAATATCTGTCTAAATTCTTCTCTATCTATAACCTGTTGATCGAACAATGATGTTAATGCTGTAATATCCTGTCCTATTAATCTTTCAATATCAAAGTCTCTACTAATCTTTACTTCAGGTGGTTCGATTCCTACATATTGTGCAGATAAATTAAATGCTTTTTGTAATTTTTGCTCTAACTCCATAGAAACCATAGACAACATAGAGTTTGTATCAACACGATCTAGTCTTCTAGCATCAGCACTTTCTGCTACAAATTTTTGTTGTGATAGCGTACTGATACCTAAAGTAGCCATTTGCATCTGCAATTCCTTAATTTCAGCAGATTGTGCATCAAATGCACTACTTGCAGGTTCTACATAATAAACTTTATTTCCTGGCTGTGTTGCCATTGCATAATTAACACTTATAGCTAGATCTTTTGTTTGATCGTCATATCCTTCCATTACCAGCATTGGTTGTGATGCAACGTGCAAACTATGTATTAAATCAGCTTGTCTTTGAAAATGTGCCAAATTCAAATATGCAATATCCAATAAAGGTGGTTTGCTTGCCATATTATCTACTTTGCCTGAATAAATCGTAACTAAAGGTATTTCACCTAAAGAAAAGTCACCAGATTCTGCTAATTCAAAATCTTTTGCACCTGCTGGACTAGACATATTACCTGAATAAGCACCATCATTTTCTTCATACATATCTTCAACTGTTTCTTTCTTTCTAAAAACACGATAACGACCAGGTTCTATTACTCTCATCTGGTCGTATATCTTTTCACCAAAATCACCATCAGGTAATACTGCCTTCTCTGCAATCCTTACCTGTATTAAATTTCCATAATTAGATTCTCGATCTAATCTCCAACCATAAATATTTGTAGGATCTACTTCGATCCAGTAAGGTCTACGGTTTTGTTGACGTTCTTCTGCAAGACTAACAGCACCAGAAGGGGCAGGGTAATCAACAAGAATATGACTTTGACCATAAGTTAATGAACACATTAACAATCTTCTTGCATATTCATCTAAATCAGACTTACAACCATCAACATCCATTTTAAACATCTCAGTCCAATAAGGATCTCCTATCAGTGTTATAGGTTTTCTTAATACAAGACCTGTAGCTGCTCTTATTAATCTTTGTGTAAAAGGACTAAAAACAGCACGATTTACTCTGGCAAGATAAGCATCATAATCTTCTCTTGGTTCTAAAGGTAAAAACGCTTCACTGTTTTCTCTTAAATATTCTGTACCCTCACTAACAGCTTTCATTATTTCCCAACCCTTAATCATGTCTAATACTGCACGATTACGAGTAAAAGGACTATCACTACCACCCATATAGGATGTGGTAGTAACACTGGTCTTAAACATTCCTGGTAAAGCGTAAGTCATTAGCTACATCTCCATCTCTTTAATGCTAACGCTTTTCTAGTTGGTCGGCCTTTACTATCTTTCATAGGTCCTTTAACTCCACTCATTCTCGCACAAAATGATTTTTTTCTAGCTTTTTCTTTTGGAGTGAGGTTTTTCTTTTTCGTAACAGGTGCTTTTAACTTGCTTCCAGTACTGCGATTGTATTTCGCACGACCTTTTGCCGTCAAACCTCCTTTACGAGATTTTTCGCCTCGTCCTACTGATAAACTAACACCTTTTTTAGCCACGTTTATTTTTTCCTTTTTTTAGCTGTTTTAGCAGCCTGTTTAAAAGCAGCAGAGGTTGGTGCTCCTTTACTTCCCACTTTTCTCATTTTTTCACCACTACCAGCTTTAATACGCTTCTTTTTTGCGTGGATATTGGCATATAGCCCTTTTTTCTTACGCACAGCTACACCTCTTTTTCTTAGTTCCTTTCTTTTTTTTCTTTGGAGGTCTACCAACCTTAGAGCCATAGCTCCCTTTCCCCATCGGCATGATAAAAAAGCGTAACTTAGTATATTCTAAACGAAGTTTGGCCTAATGTCTCTGGTTTTGCAAGGTTAAATTGCTGTAAACATAGATAGCCGAAAGCGTCAAATGCGTGGTCAACTCCTAAATTTTTATTAGGCATACCTGTATTTGGTGAATATGTAAGAGT